AACGCTTCTCTAATTTGATTAATTGTAGCTGCTGAAGCCTCAGTAAGGTCAGCGTAAATACGTGGAACGCCGCCTGTCGCGGCTGAACCTTGAACACCCCATTGGGAATCCACTGATGCAGGATCAATTGAAGCCCAATGTGGGTAAGATACATGACCTCCGGCTGTTTCCCAGAACGACGTAGTCGTACCTGCAAAATTTTGGTTGGTTTTTCCGATACCTTTAATCGGAGCAATTGTGCCAAGTGGAAGAAGGACATCTGGCCCTTTTTGAGGCCAAGGAAGAGCCGAAGTGAAATAGTCTTTACGACGATTTCGTGGAAGAAGCGCATAAGCAGTTGTGTCTGGTCCGTCAGTTTTATCAACTGTGACGGAATTTTGAAGATTTTGGTCCCGATACCATTCATTCCAGATCAAATTATAAGATCTCATGATAAATGCGTTCGGCATGTCTGCTTGAGGAATCCCTGAAAGTTTTGTAGGAAGCCCTAAGTAATCCATGACGGACATTTCTGGAAAGCCAGCTGTCCAGGTACCGTCATCGAGCTGAGGCGTTAAGTAATCCGTGGTATCGGTTGGATCGTCCTGGGCGCCGTTGAAACGCTCCCAGTTTTCCCAGACCAACCGATTAGGCACGAAGAAGTAGTGAATGTCCATGTAGACATTATCCATGTACGGAAATTGCGGTGTAGCTAACCGCGTGAGAAAGGACCCGGTAAGTTTCATAGTATCGCCGGGTAAGATTTCATCCCAAAAGACTGGGATGAGTAAACCTTCGTTAAAGACTGTTTTGTGGCCAGAGCCACGATTGAAGACGGATCTTTCTAGTGGTGGACGTTGAATATCTGCGAAGTGAGCCTGCGTGGCGTACCCGCCACCATGTACTGAATTCATGTTGTTTTCCTTTGTTGTTAGAGTCTGATTCCGCCGCGAGAAGGATTTCTGCGGACGTTCATTCCTGCGGTGCGAGCACCCTTACGGAATGTTTTCTTTGCCTGTTTGTTTGAGAGAGGACGACGTTTCATATTTTCTCCTTGAGTTAAACGGTCAGTCCTTATTGCGGATTTTTCAAATCCTTTTTTTGTGACACCGTGCGACGGTGTCAGTGGGAACAGTTACAACAAGGAAGGTAACTGTTCCCACACCCTCATTGTTGATCTTCAAGATCAGATTTAAGCTGCTTTGCAGCCTTTTTAGCAACCGGGGGCGTACCGCCCCCTACCCCTGTGGGTCCCTGATTGGGAATCTCAGGGACCGCTTTAGGACGCGTAAGACCATGGCGTTCAAAGAACCCTAGGTCTGCGGTAGAGAGACGACGTGGGTCGTTTCCGAGCTCCTCCCGGGCTCGTGCTGGGAGAGTCATGAAGGACTCCCATGCGCTTTCAACTTGATTGAAAGCTTGAGTAAGATCTTCAGGGATTTTTGAAAGATCTATGAATTGTCCAGGTTCACGCACATTAGTCGGGGGAATTCCCCGACGTGCGCGAGCGACAATTTGATTGATATCTGTGCCGTCTTTTAGATGTTGTTGAACGACGGCTTTAGGACTCGCATAAGGCGAGTTTTTAGGATTAGTGATGCGGCGGTGTTGTTTAGGAGTTGACATTTTGAGCTCCTGTTGAGTTTTGAGTATTTTTTGAGTTTTGAGTTTTTAGTGTTTGTGTATTTAGTGGTAACGGAGCTTGAGGATGACGAACATAGTCGATAGCCGCCGCGATTTGTATATTAGGTGAGTAAGAGTTTGTTTGGCCAGTTTCCTCATTGAATGTACCTACTTCGTAGAGCACGAAGTCTGCTGGAAACTGAGCAAAAGGTGAAGTGGGCTCCTTACAAGCTTGCTCAAATGAGCGAAGAGCGGAGCCAGTGTGAGCGTCCAAGAACGGACGCATGAACGAGCGAATTTTGCCGTCATAGATTGAGAATATTTTTAGCATTTTATATGTCCCTTTTTAGTTTGTCTTTGATGGTGCGTGTTTTCAGCTCCTCTCGGACCATCAGCCGATGAGGAGATGTTTCTGGGTCATGTGGTGACTCCGCTAAGAACGGAGTTTGAAATTTTATTCTTTGTTCGATTTCTGATTTTTTTCGATTATCCTCGACTCTTTTAAAAAGAGCGGGATCTGTCTTTGCAAGAAGTTTATCAAAGTATTTGGGTGGAAGTGAGGCAGGTCTACCGTCTCCAGGAACGAATAAGTCCCCTGGATACACGTCTCGTTGATGTTTTTGGAGCCAAAGCGCACCAATCCCAGGCCTACGAGACATGGTGACGAATTCTGGAAGCCTGCCATTGTAGTGAGCGTCTTTTCCATCTCCCGATACCTTCTTAAGAACGTAGCGAGCGACGTACGCTGCAGACTCGAATGTAACGTCGCCAATTGTACATAAACCGTGACCCCAGAGAGTGTCGAGAGTGGCGCTTGTGTACTGCGGAAGTCCGGACTGACTAGTTTGGTAAAGAGTTCGGTCGCTGGAGAAGTCTTCTCCGAAGAGAATATAGTGATGATGGGGTCTTCCGTTGCGCTCACCGTATTCGCCGCATTGGAAAAATCTAATTTTAGCCGGCTCATAGTGTCTCCTTAAACGTTTCATAAACAGCGTATGATCACTGTTATTTAAGGAACTATTCGCTGGCATTTCCTTGTAAGTCAAGGTGAGAAACGATGTTTTTTCATGACATTGTTTTTCGGCGATGAGGCGGCAAGCCCATTGGCGTGAGCGCTCCAGGCGACAACCGATGCATTGTCCGCAAGGTACGTCGATCGCTTGGTGAGAGTGATATCCGTCGATGTGATCTCGACCCCAAACCAATTTTTTTCCCTTGACGTTCGAGAACGTTCTCCATGCTTGGAGAGGTTTGTAGCAAGGCATTTCATCGCCCTACTCGAATGCCTCGAGGACCAGCGCGATTCATCTGTTTATTTTCATAATGACTAGTACCAGGCCGCTCTTTGAACATTTTATGGAAGTTTAACGCCGAAGTAATGGCTCCAAGTGCGTCGCCAACTTGGTCAACGCGTTTGTCCCATTCGGCGTTTTCTGAATCGAGCTTGGAACGTTGCTCTACGTAAGGAAGCTCTGCTGCTTCTTTTGCAGTAGAAATACGTTTAGATTCTGTAGCGTAGCCCGCCTGTTTTATTGCCTCGGGAGCAATACCTGCTTCTTTTGCGTTTGCAATGCGTTGACCCTTGATTTGCTCTTGAATGAGTGTGTTGTTTTCTAACTTGTTCATCCCTTCGGTGACTTTATTGGCAGTGTCGGCATCGAGATTATTAAGTTGTTTATCCATTTGGACGCCTGCTAGGGCGGTTGAGGCCGCACCCCTAACGCCTTCGGCTACCATACCGCCCGTATCACCTGCGTCCATGCGTGCGACTGACCCAGTAGGGACAGCGGCACCTCCGCCTGCTGCCATGATCGGATTAAGTCCTGCGGCCTTTAGATCGGCCATTTCGCGCTGATGCGCGGTGTTTGCCATTCTTTCTTGAAAGGCCGTGTTTGAATTGGCCATCGCTGCGTTCGCAGCATTTGTTGAATTGACAGTATTTTGATTTATGAAGGCTCCTGCAATGGAGCCTGCGGCCGAGATTCCGGCCCCTAAGAGCCCTAGGCCACCACCAGATAATCCGCCCGACATTCCGCCTTCTACGTCGCTCATAATGATCCCCTTTATTTACGCCCCCGGCTCGCCTCCTCTTTTGAGGTTTGGCGGCCGGGTATTTTAAGGCGCGGGTGTCTAGAACACCGTTTTTTTTTTAGAAATGATCGACAAGGCCTGGCGTTCCATATGTTGGAAGCGGTCGGGCGTGTGTGATCTGGTGCCATGAGTCGCAGATGAAGTGTGGCTGTGACGGAACGGCTACGATCCGTTCAATTGGAGGAGTTTCCGGAACGATGTCTGCCAACGTTGGCAGATCATCGAAGTCGATGGCTAAATGCCAGGCGTCTAACGACTGGGCCGCGTTCGATCTGAAGATCGAAGTAACCATCGACGGACGATAACGGTATTCCGCGTACCGCTCTTGGTAGCCAAATACATCGTTGTTACCGGGCATAGGTGGATCGTAGACGTTAGACATGAAGATTTCTTTATTTAAAATGGCTTGTTCGCCCAAATGCGCGAACGAAGGCCAAAAGAAATCGTAACGGGTTCTACGTGAGAACGCGCGATGCATACCTTGTTGGTATGTTGTCTCCGCGCGTACGGAAGCTAGGCCAATCACATGCCCGTGTTCTACGAACGAGTGATTGAAGCCTGCTTTTCCGTTTGCGATAGCGAAAGCTGCAAGATTGCCTTGAGGTTTTCCGGTTTCGGTTGCCGAAGTTTGAGCAACAGGGTTTACGTTCATTTGGAACGTACCGCCACCGAGATACTCGGGGCGTTGAAGCCTGAAGTCCGGAGATACGACTCCGAAGTGTGAGAGAAGAATTTCTACGTAGCGAGTACCGCCTCTGGCGTCTCGCTCGAAGAGTTTCTGTAACTGGAACGCTTCTCTAATTTGATTAATTGTAGCTGCTGAAGCCTCAGTAAGGTCAGCGTAAATACGTGGAACGCCGCCTGTCGCGGCTGAACCTTGAACACCCCATTGGGAATCCACTGATGCAG